ATAAATTTGATACACTAATGGGGCCAGCATATAGCCAGCCCCAAAGTATGTAGGTTTATTACAGTAGATCACGTTGAGCTACAGCAGCCTCAGTATGAGCAGCCGAAACATCTGCAATCACTGCATAGACACGCAAGCGTCCAGTAGCAGCAGCAGCACCAGCGATTGTTACATCAATGGTATCTGCAGCACCCACACAAGCAAGTGCTTCAGCAGCAAATGTTGAAGCTGAACCTGTGCTTACTACATTAGCTTCACCGTTACTACCTTTTGCAAGGTATGTACCAGCAGCAGCATCTAGTGCAGCACCGTCAATGATGTCATCTCCACCACCAAAGTCAATATTACAAGTACAACTTGCAGTAAAAGACTTCATAATTTCTGCACCAGCAGCAATAACTACTGTCTCTGCAGGAATTTCAAGGAGTTGGAAAATGTCACCATCAGCAATGGTAGCATCTGCAGCAATCATAGCATCAATATCTAAGATTGCTTCAATAGTGCGTACTGCATTACCAACAACAGTTGGAACAGCAAGTACGTTAGCTCCTACGCCAGCGGTAGAAGCAAGGGTCATATCAAAAGTAGCCATTGTATATCTCCTTACGCTGCGTTATAACGGGCAGTAACGATTGCTTCAGGGCGAAGAATCTTACGACCGTATAGATGCATACCACGAACAATGTCAGCAAAGCTGTCAGGGTCACGATATGTTTCTGTCTTATTGATTTGCTCGGCAGTTGCCACAGCAGAATCATGTCCAGCTACAATCACACCAAGGTTGGTGAGTTGGTTAGCTGTACCACTAGTTCCCGGTCCAGTGCCTAGTGCTGGCAAATTAGACGAGGAATACACACGGAAGCCGTGGAAGTTATTAACTACCAGACCATTACGCAGTCCACCTGATTCACCGAAATCAGCGTTCATAAAGCGTGAATCTTCATCAGCAAGGATTTCCATAAATACTGGATCAACTACTAGCCAGCGACCTTGTGAGTCAACTTGCTGTTGGTCAAGCAAACGCTTCATACGTGCAACAATCATTGCAGGAGAAACGGTAGCAGTTGGCAACGAAGTAGCACCCGGCATACGTGCAGTCACAGGAATTGAGTGAGTGCCAGCAGAGGAAGTAGTGATGTTACCAAAGTCACCTTTGTGCAGTTCCATAGAGGAAAGCAGTTCGTTAGAACCTGCAGTGCTTACAGCCTTTGTGCCATTAACAGTTGTGTTAAGAGTGTCACCTTTGCTGTGCAAAGAAGACTGCTTATAGCCTGACATGTACGCAAGAACTTCTTGGTCATGGTTGTCTGCCAAACGATAAGCAGCACGGCTGGTTGCAAGGTCCATAAAGTTTACGTGACTGTGGGCCTCTTCAATATCGTCCATTTTAAAAGCAAAGTAGTTTGCTTTGTCAATGACTAAATTAAAATCTGCATCTTCTAAATCTTGCGCTGTGACATTTGTGCCACGTGCATATTCAGAAACAGAAATTTCTGGTTCTTTAATGATCTTGACGGTATCGCCCTGACCACTTATTTCTCCGAAATAATCAGAGTTAGTAATATCCCCAACAACAGTAGACTTGCGGAATGCAAGCTGTACCTGTTTGCTGTAGATAACTGGGCTAAAATTACCATTAGGTAGATTTCCATAACCCGTAGCTGTCTGGAATGCCATTATATTAATCCTTTGCATTAAGACACAGATACAAACTACAAACGGTATGTAATGAGGCTAAGTCTAATGGGTAACGATATTGTAAAAAGTTGGCCGACCTTTTACATAACGGGCCAATGTCTTTAGGTAGTCTTTAAAACTATTTATGTTTGTGAAAGTTGGTTTAACACAGGTAGTCCAAATAAGTAGGGGGCTGTGTTAAACCTATTGTATATAGTTATATTCTTTATTTAAGACTTGTCAAGTCTTTTTATCGTGCGCTACCAGAAATATCGTAAATAAATTCACCTTTTCTAATAGCTTCCATGATTTCATCTTGGTGTTTCTCATACTGTTGTGTAGTCATTTTGTTTACACGTGACTCAGACATTTTAGTATTGTTAGTTGTGGCGTCTGGTTGACTTCTAGTATTACGAGTATTCACCGACTTAGCTGCATCTTTATTGCCGCTAGGTTTTTTTGTCTTTATGTTCATGTCTGCTTTGTACAAATCAATAGCACGTGCTGCAGACCTTGCATCGTTATCATTTTCGTATAGTGCTTCTTGTACCCACTTAGGCTGTTCTTCTGCCCACTCATGGAACTCATTACTGTCACGTATCTCACCAAAGTCAGGGTGTGCTTTAAGTAATTCTACTTCAGCTTTCTCACGTGATGCACTTTCCCGTAATGTATCAATTTCTTTAATACGTTCCTGTAAACCTTCCTGTTGTTCACGTGCTTTCTTAATAGCAATAGTTTCAACAATAGCAGCTACATCTGGATACTGGCTTGCCCATGCATCTATGTCTTCATCTGACTTAGGTAGTTTAATTTCTTGTGCAGTACTTTGTTTTAACTGCGCTTCTAGTGTAGTAATACGAGCTTCTAAGTCTGCCTTTGCTTTCTGTGATCCTCTACGTAAATCAGCATAGCGTTTCTTATAACTCTTTTCTTCTGCACCTTCTGGCTCTGCATCTTCTTTGGCCTGTACTTCAGCTTCTTTTTCTGCGCCTTCACGCTCTGCCATTAACTCACGTAGTTCTTTTTCGTCTTCCTCTACACGCTCTTGCACTCTACTCTTACGTTGCATCATCATTGACTTGGGCGGTTCTTGCGCCTCTACTATTTGATTTTCCATTTTAGTTCCTATTTACTGGGGCCACCGTAGCCTGTGTTATAAGGGGAGTGGGTAGGCCAGTTCTAATTAGCTGTTTAACGTGCAGCTAAACCACGTTTAGGTTTAGAATCAATTACTAAACTAATAGATGTTAATTCTGGACCTAGTATTTTTGATAATAACTTGCCTTCTACAGAAGTTTTTAAAGAACTTAATGTATTTTTTTCTTTATCAGATAAATTAGAAACACGAGTTAAGACTTCCTTAAAGTAATCATCAAATGAATATATTTCTTCTTCCATTTACTTACCTATCTTTTGTTTAAAAATGCCAGCGACATATACTAATGGATGTACAAATTTACACCAAACATTACCTATTAAATTATCTTTTGATTTACCTTTAGTTAATACATAACGTAAATGTTCTGTTCTATGTTTTGCTAATGTAGCACCTAACTTAGTTAGCATAGAACTTTTTTTCATACCTTTAACGTATGGTTTGAATAACCAATGATAACCTATTTGATGATAAGGTGTCAAGTACTTTTCTTGATATACATGCCAGATTTTCATAGTGTGTTGCCAATCTACAAGTTGAGTTTGGCGATACATTTCTGTACAGACAATTTTACTATCGTCACTTCCTCCGTCATCTGCTTTATCACTTTCTGCTTTCATTTTTGCATCATATGATGCATCACCAAATTCAACTTTTTGTACGCCTTTTCCAGCTATATTAACAGCTTGTCCATGTTTACCATCTTTAGCGGCCTCTGCTAAACTACTATATGTTTTAGTAGAACTACTGCTGCTACTACTTCCACTACCGCCACTATCAGATACTAATTCTCCATCAACGTAACTTTTACCATCGCTCGGTGTAATAACATTTGCAGCACTTTGAAAAAAAGTATTTCCTAAACCTTTATCTTTTCGTGTAATTCCCGGCCCTTCATACTTGTCACCATTTAGTTTAGTCTTTTTACCAAATGTACTCTTAACAAACTTAGTGCCTTCAGCATCACTAAATACTGTCATAGCACCACGTTGTGTCCCTTTAAGACCTTCATAACCTTTTAAATCTCTAAGTTTAGTAACCTTACCATCAGCCCGTTGTAAAACACCAGCTTCATTGCCATCACTGCCAGATATTTTACCAATAGCATAGCCGCCTGTAGTACTACCTGTGTAGCCAGCTTTAATTGAGTCTTGTGTTTGTTTAGAGTTTGCAATGTATGCTGGTATTTTAGAGGTTGCTGTAGCAATTTCTTTATTACGTGTTTGTATTCTAGCCCGTTGTGCTGCAGCTTCTCTGGCTCTAGCTTGTGCAGGAGTTTCTAAAAATCCTGTTACATCACCTTTTTCAAAACCTTCCATTTCATCACGAAAATAATCAGGAGTAGCAGGATCAATATAAGAAGTATCACCAAACTGTTGTCTTGCAGGAGTAGCAGGATCAATATAAGAAGTATCACCAAACTGTTGTCTTGCAGGAGTAGCAGGGTCAATATAAGAAGTATCACCAAACTGTTGTGGTACATTAAATGCTTGTTGTGTTTGAGAAGGTACTGAATCTGTACCTATAATACCTGCAGTTTGTGGATCATAAGTTTGATTAATGCGAGAAATAAATTTTTGCCCGTCATCTGTTTCGGTTATTATAGGAGCAGTGCTTATTCCCTCAATAAAAGAAGGAGTGCCAGCCCCAAGGTCTGTCCTAACATCTCTTGTTACAATATCACTAGCATAAGGGTCACGTGGGTCTGCTTGTTGTGTTACTGCAGGTGTTGGCAAGTAATTTGCAGCATCTTGTCTTTCTACACCCCCGCCTGTATATACAGGTGCTACTAAATCTCCTCTATTTCTTAAATAATTATCTGACATTTGTTTAGTTTTTGCTGGACTGCTTGTGTCTATATTTAATGCATCTAAATAATCTTTTGATTCTTGAGGTATAATAACATCATCTCTATAAGGATCAGCCATCTTTTGCAAATAAGGATCAGATGCAGTACTAATAGGACCAGCAACTTGTACAGCAGGTATACTTGTATCAAAAGCACTAGTCCTAATAGGCGCACGTGCAATCATGTCATCTAGCGCACCTGCTTGTGCTAAAGGTACTTGTCCTGTAGCTGGTGTAGCTTCAGGAATAACAGGATCAGCACCACTAGAGGGTACAGATATAGGTGCGGTAGTAGTATAAGGAATTTGTGCTGCAGGTACTGAAGGAGGTTTTTCAACAGTCATATTAATATCACGCCCTGTAGGAATAGCTCTTCGTGGGTCTGCTCGTTGTGGAAATGAAGCAGCTTTAGGTGGTCCTCCCTTAAGAGGCAAGGTTTTTCTAAAAGGAACTGTTGCTGGTAAAGTAGGTGTTTGTATATTACCTGCAGGAGTACGTTCAGGACGTAACATAGGTTTAAGACTTGTTGTAGGTGCAGCAGCAGTAGTAGCAGGTTCAGCACCACTTACTTCTGTTACTGCAGCATTCTGTGCAACCTTTGCAGCATCTTGTTGATTAATGCCAAGTGTATTAGCAACAGGAGTAACAAGACCCGTAACAAAATTTGCTATGTTAGCAAATAGTCCTTGTTTTTTCTTAGGGTCTGTTTCACCGCCATATTCTTTATAAAGTTCTAGTGCATTAGTTTTAGCTGGGCCATTAGGCATTCTATCAATGCGGCTTTTCATATTAGCCATTTGATTATTTTTATCGTTACGCATTAAAGCACTAACTAACAAACCAACAGGTCCACCAATCATACTAGCAATAGCTAAACCTGCAGCATTACCTGCTTTAGCACCAAAGCTATTTTGTTCTGCCATATAACTAAAAAACTCATTATCATTCATATTTCTATAGTCAGGTGCTGGTTGATCTGGCTGTGGCTCTGGGCCTTCACTATCGCCACTAGGTCTGTAGCTATTTATATTAACAGTCTGAATAGCTGCCTGTGTAGTTGTAGGTGCAGTGTTAGCAGGTGGTGTGTACAGTGTGTAACCTTCTGGTATTTCTGTAGTAGCTACTCCATTTACATATGTAATAATAATAGAGTTACCATTAGCGTCACGGTATTCCTGCATAGTTACTACAGGTAATTTTATAAAGTCTTCATATACAAGAGGTGTTTGCGTACCAGTAGATGTATTACCACCCATCATAGGAACATCTGCAATTTCTAATGTTTCAAATTTTGGAGTATATGAAGGTACAAATCCGCCTTCTGAAAATTCCATAGGCTCACCTTTACCGCCAACTACAATAAGATCAGCCATTTCAAATGGTAAGTCATCAGGCATAGTAGCCTCATCGCTATTACCCATTTGTCCCATGCGTTCCATTTGTTTAAGGCCCATCTTAGCTTCTTGTCGTAGTGCCATCATTTTATCTAGGCCATGATAACGTACTACATCTGCAGGAAAAACAAACTCGCCTTCACTTATATTAATTTCTATATCATCACGTACACCTTCTTTAGTGCCGCCTATAGGTACACGATTGCCTGATGCTTCATCAATTTCGCCACCTTCATCATTAAGTCCACCTAGTGCAAAGTTCATTTGATTATCCATTGGTACTAATCCACCTTCCTTAAAAGTAGCAGGTTTTGCCCCTTCAGGCATATTATCTATACGTAGTTTACGTAATTTATTTATACGTTCTGCTCTGAGGGCAGGAGTAGTTAATTTTGGTACTTTTGCTAATACCAACGCTCCTATTTGTACAACAGCATCTGCATTAAATACAGGCATCATTGTTTCTTTATCGTAAAAAAAACTATGTCTTTCAGGATTAAATCCTACTTGAATCCATTCAGGATCATTAATATATTTTTCAGCTAAAGCAAATGCATCTTTATCAGAAAAATCTTGCCATTCACCTTTCATAGTTGCAAAAGGAGTTTTAGTTTGTGTAAATTCTTGAGGTACTCTTTCGCCTGTTTCTTTATCTAAAACTTTTTTTGTTTTCTTTGCTTCAGTAGCAATATCAAGAGCTAATTTTTTAGCTCCCCTATTAGTCATATCAAAATTTACATTTTTTAAAACTGCTGTTCTTCCATATAATTTACCTTTTTCTTTATCTACAATACTTGTTACCCAAATATCGTGTTCATTGTATGCAGGTATATCTAAACGAGAACTTACTATATTACCTTTATCTAAACTACTATTTAATCCTAAAATGCCACTATCTGATTTATCTTTAGTTAATGCGCCTACAACTTGTTTAAAGTTAGGCATCATTGTTTTTAAATCTTCAGGTGTAAAAGATGTAGCAGGTTGATTTTCTCTAATATATTTTCTATACTCAGGACCAGACATAATACCTGCCTGTAAATCTTTAGCCTGTTCTGAAAACTTTCTTTGTTTTCTACGTTTACTTTCTTCTTTAGGTACTTTGTTTTCTTTTTTCCAATTATCTATAGCTTCTTTATTGCCTAACATTTCCGTAGCTTCATCAGCTAGATCATCTGTTACTACAGAAGTTTTAATAGGTGTGTCTTCAATTATCTCAGGTAAATCTAAAGACATTTGTTTATTAATATCTTGAGCTTTATCAGCAGCTTTTATAACTGTTTTGCCAAGTTTAGTAAGTAGACCCATTCTGTAGTACCTCTTCCCTTAATAAAAGTAATCTGCGTAATGTATGTATTGCACCTTGCGCCCTATAGACTATAACACTTTCATCTGTTTGCTCCATAGTGCGGTGCTGTTGTTTAATTAAATCCTTAACATAGTTATTGAATTGGTCCCATTCCTGCTGGTTGACCACCAGCGGCTTGAGGTTGTTGAGTAGGTTGCTGTTCATTTCCTGTAAATCCTTGTTGTCCCGGCGCAGGTACTCCACCTGTACCTATCGTTGCACCTCCAACGCCGGATGCGTCTACTGGTGGTTGTCCACCTTGAGGTGGTTGTGGCTGTTCCTGTTGAAAGCCCTTCATCATTTCTGCTTGCAGTGCAGCTTCATTCATATTGTTTGTTACTTTGTCTGGATCAAGATCAAGCGACTTTGCAATCTCACGAATAATATAATCAAACTTAGTAAAGGGTGCTAGTGATGGTGCGGCTGCAATCTGCATAAATTGTGTAAGACGTTGACTGCGTACCTCATTAGCCATAAGACTTTCAGTACCACGTGCCTTAACTTCTAAGTCACCCTTAATGTCAGGGTCAAAGTCAAACTGCATGTTAAATCTAAACAAACCTTCACCTAGTGGACGCAGTAAGTAGTCATCAATGTTCTTAACTACAGACTTAATGCTTCCCTGTGCTGCACCCATAAGCATACTAATGCCTGATGCAGTTCTACCTACGCCTGATACACCTGTTTGCCCATGAGCAAAGCTAGGAAAGCCTGTGCTTTCGTCAGCCAGTACACGTGCCTTATCAAACAGTTGTAAGTTTTCTCCTGATACATTAGGAAATTTAGTACCAAAGATAGCCTGTCCCGGTGCACCACCTTGACGCCTAAAGACCTTGCCGGGATACAATGACAAGTCTTGACCGGGAACTAGGTTTGTTTCATCAATCTCTATAAGTAAGTTACCCGACAGTACAGCATTGTCCACAGCCATACGCATAAAACCATTACAAAGAGTTTGCGTATCGTCCATGTTTTCAGCAATACCAACACCAAAAAAACTATAAGGATTGAGTTCATACGGGGCAGCATGATACGGTATACGGGCAGGTTTAAATGGATTAATTACCATACGTAGTAGTTTACCATTACATACCCAAACATTAGCCTGTAGTTCATCTACATCACTAAGCTCAGAGGGAATGTCTACGCCCTGTTCTTCTAAGAAATCTACATCAACCATGCCCCAGTACTCTAGTACCTCATAGCGTTCTACGCCATGTTCAGGTGCATAGTCTGATAGATCATCTTCCCAAAATTCTTTATTATAATTCTCACCAAGTTGTATTGCTTCATCAATTACATTGTCTCTAAAGAAAGGACGTTTCTTCAGTTGACGCAACTGTGTACGTGACATTTTATGACGTTCAATTACATACTGTGCTTCATCCATATTGTTTGCATCTGGATCAGGATAAAAGTTCCACACAGATACATGAGATACCTGTGGTACTGTTTTAATAGT